TAGCCGCTACAGTTAATCCTATAGGTCCAGTTAGCGCCGCAAACCCTGCCTTCAGTAGGGGAAGAAATTTCGCCAAGCTCGAGATTCCTCCTATGAGCTTGCCACCAATCAATACCAAAGGTCCTATGGCTGCCGCAACTCCAGCAACTGCCACAACTGTGGTTTGTATCCACCGCGGAAGGTCTCCAAACCACTTCACTAGGTCAGTTAACGCTCTAATTACAGGGGTTATAACAGGAAGTAGGATATCGCCAAGAGTTAACGCTAACGTTTCCAGCATAGATATAAGTGCTTGTATTGCTCCGCTTGTTCCCTTCATTTTAGCTCCTGCCACTTCTGCTGCTCCGCCAGACCTAGTCACCGCTGCATACATATCATCCCACTTATCTGCGCCGTCCATAAGCACAATGTTCGCCGCTCGTATTGCATCTGTACCGAATATAGCTGCAAGCGCTGCGTTTCTTTGCTCGTCTGTAAGACCCGCTAACTTTTTATTGAATTCCTCAATCAGCGCAGGCAAGGGCTTCATTTTCCCTGCAGAATCGTATATCTCGATATTGTACGCAGCTATTGCATCAGAAGCTCGCCCGACAGGATTTATTAACCTCATAAACATTGTCTTCAAGCTTGTACCTGCGTCACTGCCTACAACCCCTGCATTCGCCATTAAGCTTATTGCCGTAACGAAGTCCTCTATTTTTACTCCAGCCATACTTGCTACAGAGCCACCCATTTGTAACGCGTAAGCCATGTCGCTTATTTCACCTGCAGCCGCATTAGCACTATTCGCCAATAAGTCCGCTATTCTCGTAGCCTCATCTCCAGAAAGCCCGAATGCGTTCAAGGACTGTCCTACAATTCTACCAGCATCTGCATTGCTCATCATTGCAGCGGCAGCCAATTGCAATGTACCTTTTGCTGCTTTGAAGGTGTTGTCTACACTTACGCCAGCTTTGGCTAGTTCTATCATTGCCTCGCCAGCATCTACAGCAGAAGTTGCAGGAAGCGTTAAATCTTCGCCCAGCGCTATAGCTAAGTCCTGCATCTGCTTCATCTGGTCAGCCGTAGCTCCAGTAATAGACTTGAACATGTTGGACATAAGTTCAAAATCTGAGGCAGCTTTTACTGCAGCCGTTCCTGCAGCAGCTATGGGAAGTGTTACCCCGATGGTTAAATTGCGCCCCACCGTGGATAACTGTTTTCCAACATCAGCGAATCCAGCAAACTTGCCCTGCACTTGGCTAACCTGTTTGCTAACCTCCTGCATCTTGCGGTTAAAGTCATCAATATTTGCCGAGACCCTTACTACGACGTTTCCTGCATCTGCCATTTACTCACCTCCAAACATTTTCTTAATCTCTTCCCACTCTTGCTGCTTATTCTCTATCCGCTTTGTCTTTTTCTGCTCACGCTTTGGCAGTAGCTTTGATGGAGTTATCGGTTTCTTAAGCCTGCCAGTATAACTGATTATGTACGACACAGCCCAAGCCATTTTATACATCTCATTTTCCTGCTGCCAGCTCCTAGCTTCAGCCACCAGTTTAATCTCGCTCGGCGTAAGCTCCCAAAACTCATTTATGCTTAGTCCTATTTCGAGGGCTTGGAGGAGGTACTCTCTCCAGTTCCATGTACCTCCTCCTTCCGTGCGTTTTTTGGTTTTTCCTCTTCCGTCCCAAAAGCCAGCGTAAAAGCCTTGCCAACTGCATCAGCTGCCGTTGTTATACCTACCTCGTCAATTATCTCTCCAGCTTCGTCTAGGGTTATGTCAGGGTTCCAGTGCAGTAACCCAACTCTAAATATTTCAGTTAATAGCCCGATACTTATCTCGTTCTGTAGCACTTCCCCTATCTTGGCAATTGGCATGTCCAAGCTAACCTCCAAGGTTCGAAGAGCCTTGTTGTTATACTTGAGTGGATATATCTTATCGCCACATTTTATTTCATACTCAGATATCATTTACAGCTCTCCTAAACCTATGGAGTAACTGTTAAAGGTCCTGTACCTTGAAGCGTTCCGCTGTAAGTCATCGCGTCATCATATGGAGCATCTATCGGGAAGTCTGTCAAGAAAGCCTTACCTGAGTACTTATTACCTGCTGGAGTTATGACCTGTACCTGTAACACTTCATTGTCCATGTATGCACTTTCCAAAAGCTTATACGCTGTGTTATCTTCTATCACCAACCCATCAAAGTCAATGCTCCAGTTTTTTATGGTAGGAAGTCCTTCATGCCACCCAAGTGATTCCTTTGACGTTACATCTGCCTCATCGACCGACCTGTTTAACGTGGCTCCTCTTTGACCACCTACTGCTGTCCATGTTGGGTTTGATTCGGTGCCCGTGTTTACCTGAATTAAAAAAGTTACACCAGTTACTGCTGGCATATTCATTTACCTCCTTATTACTCTTGTATTTTGAATCTAAACCTGATAACTGCATGCCTATAGCCATCAGGGTCTCGTATCACTTCTGTCATATCTAACGTCGCAACTACCATGTAGAAGCCCTGAAGCTCTAGCGTTTGAGAGGTAATAGCCCGTATCACTTTATCAGCTATCTGTTTCACTTCCATTGCTCCGTCGTAGTCGCTCCATATGTGTAAGGTATGTGTTACCTCTTGCCCGTTTTCCAGCTTCGTACTCCAGTCAATTGCCGTATCCTCTCCAATTGTTACGTAGGGCATCTGAGCCCCCTGCGGCACAGCGTCATACACTGGACAATCTAAGTTTTGGCGCAATCTGTCATATAACGCTTTCTGCAACGCTAACAGCGGTGACCTCATTCTATTCCGCCCTTAACGATAATCTCAAGCTCTTTTGCTAACCTCGGTCTCTCTTCTTCAGCCGCTGGTGTCATGTATGGTCTAGCTCTCATTTTACGCGTGCCAAATTCAACAAAAATCGCGTAAGGCATATGTGGAGCTATTTCCGCTGACATCTCACCGTACAGGTCAACTGTTATTGAATTCCTGAGCGCTCCAGTTCGCACAGGGCATCTTCTCTTCGCAGACGCCTGTATTCTTAAAGCTGAAGCCCCTATTTCTTCTTTAATAGCTTTCTTAACCTTCTCAGACATTCTGCCAAGATTAGCCACTGTTTCTTTTTGCCCATTAACGCCGATACTAATAGTTATCATGCTACCACCTCTGAGCATAACAGTTCTAAGCTCTCATGTCGTTCTTCTGGGTCAATTATTGCTTCAATTGCGAGCTCCCTGCCTCTGAATACTATCCTCATCTGTGGCTTTATACCTTCCACGTATCTAATGCGAACCCTATGCGTAAGTTCCGCCTTCATCTGATGCGCCTCATATAATTCTTTGCCCTTGAGCGGTTCAACTGAAGCCCATACCGTTGCGACGTCTTGCCACGTGCTAGTAACACCACCATATCCATCTGGTACAGTAACCTTTTCCTGTATCGTTATCCGATGCCTAAGCTTTCCTATTTTCACAGTTGGAACACCCTATACGGCTTTAACAACTCCCTAGCTTCAGCCGATACTCCGCCACTTTCTCTGTTCTCATAGAGCCCTGCGACCGTTATCAATATCGCTTGCCTGATGTCTCTCGGTACATCTTCTGGGACATTGCCATACCCAGCAGCGTATCTAATAACAATACCGCCCGGAGTTACCGAGCGAATAGGAGAAAGGAAGTATAAAGTGTCTTCAGCAAGTAGCGTATACTCGTAGACATCAACGAATCTTCCATCTACCGATATCGACTCCACTCCTTGTACAGGGGGGTAAGGAAGGTATATCTTATCAGCTAACACCTTTTTAGTAAGTTCCCACCTTTGAGTTAGGAATGACCTGCAAGTGTACTTTTCTGCGTACATACGTGCAGCCGATATGAGAGAAGATATTAAGCTGTCTTCCTCATTCGTGTCAATTCTGAGGAATATTTTTGCTTCTTCTAGCGTTATCGGCTCTACGCTTGGAGGTGTTATCAGTTTCACTGGCATCGTCTTTCACCTCCGCTGGACCATCTAAGCTTTTATCCTGCTCCGCTAATCCCGCCAATATCCATGACCTAGCTGTCTTCTCGTCTATCTCCACAACTGCTCCAGCATTAAATACTCCTCCAGCGACTCCTACTGAATGAAGCATCCTAACCCTCACGTCATTCACCTTTCTAAGATTAAGCCTGCTGCTGCTGTACCTTGACGCGTAGAACTCTAAGCGCGTTTGGTCTGATTACTCCACCGCCGACCCTGTAGTGTACTCTGAATCCAATAAGCCCATACTCAGCGTATAGCTCAGTGAGTCTTTGAATCGTTATCCCAAGTCTGTCCAGTATTCTGTAGCCACTCCTTAAGTCTCCGAATATTGCCACATCTGCTGGTTCATTTCCTGCTGGTATGGAAGGAATATCTTCCTGATTGTATACCGGGAACCCTGCAAATGTGTTAGGTCGTCCTGCCTGTAACGACGGCTGCCATAAATATTGGTCGTTTTTATCCTTAAGCAGCCTTAATGCTAGTTCTGTCTGGGAGTTAACAAGCAGAACACCATTTCTTCTGTATTGAG